CTGCGCGACGGCGCCGCCAGCCGGGAGGCCACTACCAGGGCCTGGGCCAAGGCCGAGTCCACTGCCCGTGACGATCTCGCAAATCGACTCGTCACCCTCGAAGGCCAGCTTGAACGAGGCATCGGCGTGGTCGACAGAGGGCTCGTCGTGGTCGGCAGACTCCAAGGCGATCTTGAAAGGCGCGACGCTGAAGTCGCGGCCCAGCAGCGACAAATCCGCATCGAGCGGGAATTGAATGGATCTGAGAAGGATTGATCGATGGCAGTTTTAAAGGTTGGCAGCTTCCCGGGTCTGGTGCCCCGGGCAACCGCGCGCGGCATGGGCGGCGCCGGCGCACAGGTCAGCCACAACTTGCTGCAGACCTCTGCGGATTTCCGGCCACTGTTGGGTGATTCCCAGGTGGCCACCTGCCCGGTGGGAGTGAAAAGCCTGTACCGCATGATGCGGGACGCCAATGGCGTGATCCAGCAAGGCGACAGCACGGGCTGGATTACCTCCGCTGAAGCCCGGCGCTACGTCCGTGGCCAGATCAACGATGACGCCACCGAGCGCACGGTGGTTTTCTCGCGTGACGGCAAGCAGGCGCCCCAGATGACCACGGTGGCCGGCGACTTCCGGCTGCTGGGCGTGCCCGCGCCCGCCAAGCCAGCGGTGAAGCTCAACGAAACCAGCCAGTTCACTGCGGAAGATGCTCGCACCTGGCTGTCCGGCACCATGGTGCCTGCGGTGGTGAAGGCGATCCAGACGGCCACCAAACCTGTCAACCAGGTTACCGGGCGGATCACTGCAGGTAAGCCCCGGGCCGGTGCCTATGAAATGTACGGCCTCACGCAGTCCACCACTGAACAGTGGTTTGGTGAGCTGGCCCTCACGCTGGCCGACGCCAAGGACAAGGGCCTGAATGTCACGGGCACCAGTGGGTTTCAGTCCGGGGGGAACTGGGTCATCCGGCTGATGTGCCTGCCGTTTTGGGGTGAGTTGGACACCACGGTGTTGGCGGCCGAGCTGCGCAAGCTCGAAAGTCCCAAGGATGGGAGCCAGATCTTCAGCGATGCCCAGATCACATCCATCGTCAATGAGTTCGGCAAGTTCCTGGCTCCCGCTGATGCCAGCATCAAGAGCTACCGCGACCAGATGGACGTGGTGGTGCGCAAGTTCAAGAAGGCCATCGATGAGGCGGTGCGCGCCTCTACCGCTGCAGCGCGGCCGACAGAGCCGACCAAGCCCACGGTGCCTGAGTTCGTGCCCGACTATTCGGGCGAGACTATGTCCATGACTCGGGCGCCCGAGTGGATTGCCTACGATGCCGCCATGGCGCAGTACCGCAAAGATCTGCGCGCCTGGGAGGACCAGAAAACCGGCAGCGCCACCCAAAATACCGATTCGGTGGCCGTGATTCAGGAATGCCAGAAAGAGGCGACCCGCCTGACCAGTACCGTGATTGAGGCCGAGTACCTCAAGCGGATGAACAACCTGCTAACCTACATTCAGGAGTGGGCCTCCGGAAAGTCGCTGTCGAAGAAGGATGATCCTAACGGGCTGCTCGACGTGGATCCGGACCGCATCATCGAGGACCGCTTTTACCTGGTGACCTTCAAGACCGATCGTGGTGAAGAATCCGCCCCGAGCGAGGTTACCGATGTGCTGCAGGTCGACCAAAACGACACAGTCGATGTGCAGCGGCCGCCGGTGCCCGCCGGGCGCAACATTCTGACCTGGTGCGTGTACCGGTCGGCCACCGGCAATGTGGCGGCCTCATGGCGCCTTGTCGATGAGGTGGTAATCACGCAAGGCCTGTTCGTTGACAAGGTGCCCAGCTCCATGCTGGGCCAGCAGTGCCCATCCATGACCTGGGCAGAGCCGCCACTGCGCCGCGATCCCAACAGCGCCGCGACCATCAAGCCGCCGAAGGGAGAGGATCCATACCTGCGCGATGGCGTGGCCATGCCAAACGGCATTGTGGCGGCTTTCCTCGACAACTTCGTGGCGTTCTGCGTGCCATACCGGCCGTTTGCCTGGCCCGTGGAATTCCAGATCACCACCGACACGCCTATCGTGGGGCTGGGCGTCTTCGGGCAATCCTTGTTCGTGGGCACCCGGGCTCACCCCTACATCATCAGCGGCTCCAGCTCGGGCTCGATGACATCGGTAAAGCTCTCCCAGGAACAGGCCTGCGTCAGCGCCGACTCGATTGTGTCGGCCGACGGCGGCGGTGTTCTCTATGCCTCTCCGGATGGTTTGTGCCTGGCCAACGCTTCCGGCGTGCAGGTCATCAGCGAAACGCTGTGGGCCCGCGAGGACTGGCAAAGCCTCAATCCATCCAGCATTGTGGCCGTCTGCCAGGATGGCGTGTACTACTTCTGGTGCGACGGCGGCACCTTCGCGCTCGACTTCAAGGCCATGCGCTTGGGCACGGTCGACCTGCCGCGCGGGCCCGTGCACAAGGACTACATCACCGATGCTGTCTACGTGGCACAGGCCGGTGCGGTCATGAAGCTGTTTTCGCAAGGGCGGCGCACGGGGCGCTACAAGACGGGCATCATGCTGCTGGCCGCGCAGGCGCCGATGGCCTGGGTTCAGGCGGAGGGCGAGCAAAGCCCCGCAGCGCCTGCCACTATTCACTGGCTGGGAGAAGGCCAGCTGCGCCACACCAAGCAGCTGAGCAGCGTGGAGCCCAAGCGCATGCCGCCGGGCCGCTGGCGTGAGCACGTCTTGGAAATCGAAGGGGAGTCGCGTGTGGCGAGCGTGGTGATGGCCGGCACGACCGAGGAGCTGCGCAATGTCTGATGAGTTCCTGACCACACCCGATACCGGTGCAGTCAAGCTGCCGGCCCTGGTGTTCGCGCCCACGGGCAACGCGGCCACCGACGAAGCGCTGGCCTTGTTCAAGGAGCACTTGGAAGTGCGCAACGGCGCCCGGGGCAACCCCTGGGACCGTGCAGTCACGGTGCGCGACATCCAAGGCATGCAAGAGGCCTTTGCCGCCCTGCAGCAGCCCAAGGAGGCCAAGGACAATGAAGTGGTGCTCGACTTGGGCAAGGCCGGCTCGATCCCGCTGGCGGTCGACAAGTTTATTGAGGAAATCCAGAAAACCAAGCTCTTCAAGGACCTGCTCAAGAGCCTGGACGACCCGACCCGCTTCGATGACCTGCCGGCCGAGATCCGCGACATCGTGAGCAAGAGTGTGGCAGAGGCTGCGCTGGAGCAGGGCACCAAGATCACCCAGGTCAAGAAGCTGATCGAGGACCGCTACCGCAAGCTGGCCTACCAGGTAGACGAGATATTTGCGGCTCAAGATGGCAACGCAGCCGGCATCCGGGAAACCAAGTGGGTGATCGCGGAGACGAATTTCGCCCAGGCCGGCTACATCAAGCAGCTGCAGGCATCGCTCGGGAACTACTACCAGGATGGCTCGCCTGGCCGTGCCAGCCTGGAAGAGCAGATGACGGTGACCGCCGATCGGGTAACCGGATTGCGGGCGCAGTACACGATGAAGGTGCAGGCGGGCGGGGCGCTGGCCGGATATGGTCTCGCGGCTGAGGAGGTCAACGGCAAAACCTCCAGTGCTTTCATCATCTCTGCCGACAAGTTTGCCGTCGTGTCGCCGACCTACAACGGCGGCATGACCAACACGCCGGCGCTCAACATGGTGCCGTTCGGTGTGGATGCCAATGGCATCTACATGAACACCAGCGTGTACATCAAAGGCAGCATGCGGGTGGACACCGGTGGCAAGACGCTGATTCAAGGACTGCGCGGTTCGGTGAATATCGGCGTGTCTGGCGGCACCTGGAGCGACACCACAGCGCGCAATGCGGTCTGGCAGCAGCTGGGCAACGGCGGCAGCGCGGCAAACAACAACCACCTGGTCATCGGCGATCAGGTGATGATCTCCAACGGCTCCAGCTACTCCGAAGCCAGGATGTGGAACGGCTCTTCCTGGGCAAACCCGGGCGTCATCATCAATGGCGATATGGTGGTCAACGGATCGCTGGCCGCCGAGAAGATCGATACCCGGAATCTGACCATCCGTGACGCTTCCGGGAATGTGATTCTGGGCGCGGGTGCAAAGATGGATGTCGCCTGGTTGTCCAACCTGGGAGCGCTCGGGAAGAAAAACAACATCCAGGTGAACTGGGTGGACAGCGATGTCCGGCTACCTGACGGCAGCCAGATGAAGGCGACAGATTTTGTCAACAAGCTGTCCAAGATCGGCAGCGGCAATATCGGCGTCTTCATGGAGAACGCTGCCATTGGGAACGCCTACATTGGCAATGCCGCTGTGAGCACGCTGACCATCCAGGGCAACGCCGTTACGGTCCCTGTGTTTGCCTCGAACCCTTCTGGCAAGTCCGGCACGGGCTTTTCCAACTGGATAGACGTGGTGTCGCTGAACGTAGTCATGGACCAGGCCGGGTGGGTCTATGTGCACGCCACTGCCGTCATCACCTATGGCTCAGGGTTCAGGAAGGTGGGCACCAACCTGCTGGTGAATGGCGCATCCGTTGCGGGCTATGAAGTGGACACGGGCTATATCTCTGTCTCGCATGCCTATGCGTTCTATGCCAGCGCGGGATCCAACAACATCGTGACGCTGCGTTTCAAGGGGGACACCCCCAGCTCGATTAACGATGCCATGCTTTTTGCGATAGGCTCCAAACGATGAGCAGTACAGTCAACTACGCCCACGACGGGACCTATCTTCTGGGATTCGGAAGTGCGGGCGGCGCGGTCTATCCCGAGGGAAGCATTGTGGAGGCGGGATACCCGCCAGGCTGGCCCATCCCGCAGTGCCCATCGGCGCGGCACCGCTGGAACATTCACACCTCTCAATGGGATGAGACGCCTCTTACCGATGAAGAGGCCTGGGCCCAGGTGCGCGCCAAACGCGACGAGCTGCTCGCGGCCTCAGACCGGGAGGTCATGAAAGCCTACGAGGCCGGTGAGCCGCTGGCCAAGGAATGGCGTGACTACCGGCAGGCTCTGCGCGACATTCCGTCGCAAGGTGATCCAAAAGCGCTTGTCTGGCCCCCAGTGCCAGCGTAGCCACTATCGTTTGAGTGAGGCGCTCACAACCATGTAGTGCGCAATGCGCAGAACTTCAGGAAAGGGGCGGCCGCCATATTCCTTGTTGTTGAGCACATAACGGATGTTTTCCCGGAGTTCTTGGTATTTCTCATCGTCCACCGTGTAGTCGATATTGTTCGGGGCCGGCTGTTGCGCTGCCCATGCCAAAAACTCGGCTATCTCAGTGGTATCTCGAAGCTTCTTTTGCTCAGCGGCCGCGTCATTGGTCTTGGCATTGCTGGTCGCATCTTTAAACTTCTGTGCGCCTTCGGGTGTGCTGGTATCAACCCATCCGAGTGAGCGCATGCATGCACCAGTTAGTTTTTCCTGCTTGTCTGCAGCTGCTGAGAGCAGGTAGGCATTTGCGATATTGGCTCCCATGTTGGCACCGGCAGCATAGCCAGACGCAAACCCGCTAGAAGTCGTAGTTGCGTTAAAGGTGCTGTAACTACCGTACTGATTAATCGAGCCTGTAGTGGTGTAATTCGTCGGGCCTGGCACTGGCATATAGGGCATCGTTTGGGGCATGGGCGCACGACCAGCAGCATACGCCTCACACTCAGCAAGCGCCATCGTCGCAACGTCCTGCGCGTTCCCAGCCTTTTGAGCTTGTGGATGCTCCCATTTAGCAGTCGATGCACATCCCGTCAGCGCCACCGTCAGCGCGGCAAACAAATAATAATTTTTCATTGTGTACCTTTGTAACTCACCGGTGATTCTAGGCGGCATTTGAGAAAACCGGATCCAGTTAGTTGAAGCTGCTTGACAGCGCCAGAAGTCCAGGTAGGTATTGAGGCTTTCATAGGAGGCCATCTTGGACGGACTATCGATGGAGCTGGCCAAGCGCGTGGGGGAAGTGCTCACTCTGGACGAAGCCAAGGCAATTGTGCGCGCTGTGATCGGCGGTAAAGCGCTTGCATTGGACAGCATTGCACCTGGATGGCACGCTGATGCATTCACGCTGCAGCCCATGTGGCTTGATGATGGCTATCCTGCCTTGGAGTCACACCGCCTCAAAGGTCTTGCTGAAGTGCATCCAGGTGAACCTGTCGATGTCTGCTGGGACAGGATCCGGGAGCTTGAGAGGATGGGGCGTTACATCATTTTTGCAGCACGCTGGCCGGATGGCCTTTTGGCAGCGAGCTTGTGGCTGTATTTCACGCCCAGCTTAAACAACGGCACTCTAACCGTGGCCGACGACATGCTTTAGGTGGAGCCAGATGTGCGCAGTTCTCTGCTCGCTGTTGGCCTCTGTCGCTATGCGGAGGCAGTGATGTTCGGATTGGGGGCCAGGTCATGCACCTTGCAGTCATACAACGTGAACAAGGCGGGCCGCCTGGCCAAGTTCCTGGGGTATCAAAAGGTCGCCGATTTGTACCGCAAGGCGAACTATTCAGGCGAAGCCTCCCTTACTCCAACCAGACACCAAGGATCCACCAATGGCTAGTACACCAGACACCTCAGGACAGCAGCAGGCTGCACTGATGAGCGCCCAACTCTCGAAAGAGCAGCTCGAATGGGCCAAGGAGATTTACAAGGAAACTGCGCCCGACCGGCAGGCCGCGCAAGAGCGGGCCAATCAAATTTCCGATCTGCAAATGAACCAGATGCAGCAAGCATCAGACATGAGCAAGGAGCAGTACGAGCGATATAAAACACGCTTCCAGCCTACCGAAGACCGAATTGTTGAAGAGGCAAACAACTACGACACGGTCGACCGGCAAAACTCCGAAGCGGCTAAAGCCGTCACGGATGTCCAAGCCCAATACACGGCTGCACAGGCCGCCCAGGATTCCGACCTTAAGAGCATGGGCGTCAATCCAAATGACGGCCGCTTTGCAGCCATGAAACAGCAGGGCAGCACTGCTGCAGCGCTGGCTCAAGCCCAAGCAGCGAACACTGCCCGCCAAAACGTCCAGCAGCAGGGGTGGGCCCGCCGAATGGATGCTGCCGGATTGGGGCGGGGCGTCGTTTCTAACCAAGCAACTCAGGCTGGCATCGCTGCTCAGGCTGGTTCCGGTGCTCTCAATGCCAGTAACTCTGGGCTTGCAGCAGGCCAGAGCGGAGTTGGAATCATGCAGAACGGTTACTCGGGTGCCATGCAGGGCCAGTCTGTAGCCGGAAATATTTACGGCAACATCGCCCAGCAGGATGCGGCAACCAGTTCGGCAAACATGGGCGGAATTGCTGCGGGCATTGGCGCCGCAGGGACCGTGACCGCAGTGGTGATTTAA